GTATTTTCATTGATAATTTCTCTTCCTATACACCTCAAGACGTAACAATTGGTGTAAGAAATAGTATTGATCCAGTTGAAAAAATCTTAAGACCTGCACATTATTCAACTGCTGTAAATCTACAAGTTGGAAGTGCTGCTATTCCTGGAATTGGAACAGTTGCAGAACCAAATACTGATTCTAGATTTGCATCTCTTGCAGGTCAAAATGTTCAGAGAACTGGAAATGTAATTAGTTTAGCATATACTGAGATTGCTGAAATATCACAACCATATGCAACTAGAGTTGAAAATGTTACTCCATTCTTGGTTGACTTCTATCAAGGAAGTATTGCATTAAATCCTACTACTGATGTATGGGTGAGTACACTTTCACCTGAGACTAATGATGTAATTATTGAGGGTAACTTTGAATCTGTTTCTCAAGCACTTCAGGCAGAGACAAGTGATGGTGATGATGGACTAAGAGTTGGTGTAGCACCTACACTTTGGAATTCTTGGGAAACCACTGGAATTAATCTTGACCTTACTGGAACTAATCAAACTGAAACATTTGCAGCTGCTTCAAGAAGAACTGGAAGATCTACAGGTGATTTAGGACTTAATGGATTTAATCAAAATCTTTCTTCAATTAATAGTACTACCATTGATGGAACAATCAATATTGAACAGAATAGAACAGGTGTTCAGCAAACTGTAAACGAAGTTCTTACAGAAGCAGCATCACTTGGTTCAAGAATTATAAACAGATCTATCTCCAACTTTATGAGAGAGAGAAACATTGAGTTTACTGGAACAAGATTAAAACCAAATACTCAGGTGTTCTCATTCTTTGATAATGTTAATGTAACTGCAAGATGTACTCCCAAACTTGTTCAAATCTCCATGAACTCTGGAGTCTTCCAGGTTGGAGAGGAAGTTATTGGATCAATTTCTGGTGTAGATTCTGCTTCTATTAGATTTAGAGTTGCTACTGCTAATCATAAATATGGTCCATTTAATAATCCTACTGATTTCTATGACAGTAATCCTTATCTGAGAAGTAATTCTATTCCTTCTGTTTACTCTGCTGAAAGCACAATTTTGAATGTAGATACAGCAAGTCTTGCATCAGAAGAGAATCCCACTCTTCGTGGTCATGTTGTAAATACAATGATTCTTAGAGGTCAGACAAGTGGTGCTGAAGCAACTGTAACTAATGTAAATCTTATTTCAGACAGAGTTGGTACTGTAATTGGTTGCTTCAATGTTCCAGGTGAAGGTGATATTTCAGATCAGACATTTAATACTGGAAGAAATGTATTCAAGTTGTCTAGTAGTGCTTTAAATAGCACTATTGAGGGAACTACCACCACTGAAGCAGAAGAAATCTTCTATTCACAAGGTGATATTGATACAACTGAGGAAGTAACATTATCACTTAGAAATGCAAGAGTTGAGACAAGAGAAGTAACCCCAGAGACACAAACTGTTGAATCTGATGTAAACTTTGACATTATAAACAACAGAACACTTAGACCAACTCCTCCACCACCACCACCACCACAACCTCCAAGAAGGGGTGATCCATTAGCTCAGACTTTTAAGATTGATTCTAAAATTGGAGTCTATGCAACCAAAGTTGATCTATTCTTCCAAACAAAAGATTTAACTCTACCTGTTACTGTTCAGATAAGAGAAACTACATTAGGAACACCAAATAAAACAATTCTTGGGTACTCTGAGGTAACTCTGGATCCTGATGATGTAAATGTATCTGAAGATGGTACAGTATCAACAGAATTTAGATTTGAATCACCAGTATATCTCAGACCTGGTGCTGAATATGCTTTGGTTGTCATGGCTAGTGTCACAACTTATAACCTTTGGATTTCAAGACTTGGTGAAGCAGATGTAACAACTCTGGCAACTGAGTCTGGAAGAGTTCTAGTTAGTGAGCAACCTCTTCTTGGATCTTTATTCAAATCACAAAACTCTTCAGTATGGACTCCAAGTCAATATGAAGATATGAAATTTGTTCTCCACAGAGGTGACTTTGTTGGAGCTGGAAATATTCAATTCTATAATCCAGATCTTGATGATAAGAATGAAGCAATTGCACCTGGTGCTATCCTTGCTGAATCCAGACAGGTAAGTGTTGGTATTGGAACAACTGTTAATCAGATAGGTGTTGCTAATCCTCTTGTTGTGGGAAATAAAGTTATTCAAAGAAACACTGGAGCATCTGGTTTTGTAAAACAGTTTGCTGGTATTGTTACTGGCAGTATGAGTGTTACTTCTGCTGGTATTGGATTTACACCATCTGCAGGATCATTTACATTCACTGGTGTTGGATTGACTGCAGTAACTGGAAGAGGAACTGACGCTACTGCAGATATTACAGTTCTTGATGGTGTTGCAATTGCAGCAACAGTAAGAGATGGTGGTGAAAATTATGTTGTTGGTGATGTTCTTAAACCTCTTTCCATTGGCACTAAGGAACTTGGATCTGGTGCTCAATTTACAGTTGGAGTTATCACTGCTACTAATTCATTGATTTTGAAAAATGTTCAAGGTGAATTTAGTACAAATTCTCTTGATTATCTTGAGTATAATTCAACTGCCGGAACAAGATTGTCAATTAATGCTGGTGCTTTTGGATCTGTTGTACCAACTAGTTCTGTAGTCATTACTGATGGTTTACACCTTAAGATTAAGCAAAGAAATCATGGTATGTATTCTAGTACCAATAGAGTACAAATTAAGGGTGTACAAGGAAGCAGCAGACCTACAAGTCTTTTGACAAATATTACAAGATCTACAACAGCAAATATCTCAATTGCAAATACTAATGGTTTTAATACATTTGAAAATGTTGGTGTCTCAAACACTAACCCAGGATATGTTCAAATTGGAGATGAAATCCTTAAATATGAGGGTGTTACCTCTGGTTCAGGTGTTACTGGAACACTGACTGGTATTGGAAGAGCAATTGAAGGTGTTGCTGCAAGTCACGTAACAAATGATTTTGTCACTAAGTATGAGTTTAATGATGTATCACTGAGAAGAATTAATAGAATTCATAATCTAAGTGATGTAACTAAGAATAATCCTCTAACAATTGATTCTTATCATGTAAAGATCAATATGGATGAAAACGGCACCAATAGAACAGGTGTTGGTGGAACATTTATTCCTAAGACAAATTATATGACAGATGGTTCTACAAATGTCAACACTGCCCAAGGATCATACAATATTCCATACTCACTTATTGTTCCTGATATTACATCAACAGCACCTGAAGGTGCATATATTCTTGCTTCTGCCAGAACAATTTCTGAGACTTCTGCCTCTGGAAATGAAATTGCCTTTATTGATCAAGGTTTCCAAGATATTCAATTCAACAAGAAAAATTACTTTGAATCTCAAAGAATGGTTGCTTCATCAATTAACCAAAATGAACTTCTCAGTACACTTCCTGGAAATAAGTCATTTACTTTAAACCTTGATATGATTACTTATGATAAAAGAATCTCTCCAATGATTGATCTAAATCATTCTTCTGTTGTATTCATATCAAACAGAGTTGATGGACCAATCACAAACTTTGCCACAGATCCAAGAGTTGTTGGTATCCCCAAAGATCCTAACAGCATGATATATGTAACTAAAAATGTTACTCTTGAAAATCCTGCAACATCTTTGAAAGTGTTTATTGATGCTTATATCTCTAATGCAAGTGATGTAAGAATGTTCTATGCTCTTGATCAAGATGTAAGTGCAAATGAGACTAAGTTTAAACCATTCCCAGGGATTAATAATATTGATCCATATGGTCAAGTTATAAATCCTGCAGCTGCAGATGGAACACCTGATTTGAAAAAAATAAAAGATGATAAGTTGACTCAAACACCTTCTATCAATGACTTTACTGAGTATAAATTTACTATGGATAATCTTCCTCCATTCAAATCATTTAGACTTAAATTGATTGGAACATCTACAAATCAAGCAGTTGTTCCTCAATTTAGAAACCTTAGAGGAATTGCATTAGCATGAGTTACATTCCTGTTGAGGGCAATAAAAATTTGTCCAGAGATGGCAGAACAAATGCCATAATTAACACAAATAGAAATGAATTTCAAGCATACATAAAAAATAGGGAGAAACTTAGTTCTAATACAGAAAGAGTTGACTCCCTTGAAAGAAAAGTTGATGATTTGAAAGGTGATCTAGATGAAATCAAATCAATGTTAAAAGCAGCAATCAATGGCTAACAATACTATCACCTTCAATCCAAATTCCAATACTGCGTATGGTGTAAATCTTACAATATTGGAAGGTTCTGACTTTAAATCTACATTTCAAGTAAATCAAGAGAACAAGTCTGCTTTTAACCTCACTGGTTATTCAATATATGGCAAATTTAAAAAAAGTGTTGCAATTGGATCTTCATCAGGTGGAATTACTGCATTTAGTAGTGGTATAACTAGTGTTGCTGGAGGTCAGTTTAACATTTCACTTACTGATACTATAACAAAAGATTTGAAACCAGGAAGATATTATTATGACATTAATATTGTAAGTTCTGCATCAACAGTTTATAAGATGGTATCAGGAAACATAGTGGTAGAGGGAGGTCTCTCTGTCTCCTAAATATAACAAAGGACATAGTGTATAATGGCACAACCTTCTTCTAGACAAGAACTTATAGATTATTGCTTAAGACAGTTAGGTGCCCCTGTCTTAGAAATAAATGTCGCTGATGAGCAAGTTCAGGACTTGATGGATGATGCCATTCAGTATTTTCAAGAAAGACACTATGATGGTGTTGAGAAGGCATTTCTCAAATATCAAATGACTGCTAAAGATATTGAAAGAGGTAAGGCAAGACCTCCTGGAGCATCAAGTACTACCACTCAAACAGGTATTACTTCAACTACAGTTAATACCACAATTGGTGGGGATTCAACAAATTTTGCCTTTTATGAAAATAGTAATTATATTCAAGTACCACCCCAAGTAATAGGTATTGAAAAAATATTTAAATATGATGATGCTCAGGCAGCAAGTAGTTCTAATATGTTTAGTTTCAAGTATCAACTTTTCTTGAATGACATATACTTTTTTGGGAGCACTGATCTACTATCATACTCAATGTCAATGGGTTATTTGGAGACAATGGATTTTCTCCTGAATACCCACAAGAGAATAAGATTTAATATTAGACAAGATAGAATGTATCTTGATGTTGATTGGGATAACATCACAGAAGGTGAGTTTATTATTCTTGAATGCTATAGAGCGCTGAATCCCAATGATTACACAAGAGTCTACAATGATCCATTTATTAAAAGATATTTGACTGCCTTGATCAAAAAACAATGGGGTCAAAACCTTATAAAATTCACTGGTGTAAAACTTCCAGGAGGTATTGAATTCAATGGAAGGCAACTCTTTGATGATGGTCAAAGAGAACTTGATGAAATCAAGGTTGAAATGTTAAGTAAGTATGAGTTACCACCAATGGATTTGATAGGTTGATCTCATGCTCAATCCATATTTTTTAAACAACTCTAAGCAAGAGCAGAATCTCATACAAAGTCTTGTCAACGAACAGTTGCAGATGTATGGGATTGAGATCTATTACATCCCTAGAAGGTATGTTAAGAAGAATACTGTCATTAGAGAGGTAATTCAATCTGAGTTTGATAATGCATATCCAATAGAAGCATATCTTGATAGTTATGAAGGATATGGTGGTCAGGGAACTATTTTGTCAAAATTTGGTATTGAAGAGCAAGATGATTTGACATTAGTTGTGTCAAGAGAAAGATATGAAAACTATATTACACCTTTAATTAAAGATATTCCAAATATTGAATTAGCAACTAGACCAAAAGAAGGTGATTTAATTTACTTTCCATTGGGTGACAGATTGTTTGAAATTAAATATGTTGAGCATGAACAACCATTCTATCAATTACAAAAGAATTACGTTTACACACTTAAGTGTCAACTCTACAGATATGAGGATGAGGTTCTTGATACAGGTGTAGAGACAATTGATGATGAAATTGAACAAATTGGTTATATTCAAAAACTGCAATTGATTGGTGTTGCAACACCTGCTACTGCATCAGTTATTGGAATTTGCTCTGGCGCAATCAGTAGCATTAAAATTATAAACATGGGTGGTGGTTATTCATCACAACCAACAGTTGCTATTTCATCTGCTCCTGCAGGTGGTATAAATGCAGGAGCAGTTGCAGTACTTACAAATGATTATATTGGATGTGATGGTACAAAAGGTGGAACTATAACTGCAGTTCATCTGACAAATCCTGGTTGTGGTTATACTGTAAAACCAATAATTACAATTACTGGAGGTGGTGGTGGAGGTGCCATTGCTGAAGTGGTTGGTATTGAAACTATTGGTGGTATTAAACCAATTAACATTACCTTAGGTGGTAATGGATATGTTGGTGCTCCTACTGTTGGCATATCAACTCCAGTTCATGTTGGAGCAGCAGCAACTGCAACAATTGATGTTCCAATCAATCCTGGTGCTGGATCAAGTGTAATTAATACTACTATCAGTGTTGGTATTGCCACATATCTTTTCCCTGGAGGCACTACAGGTGGTGTTTTTTATAAGTCTGCTCCTACTGTTACATTTTCTGCACCAACAGGAACAGGAGATAATGCAAACGCCACATCAACAATTCAAGATATTGCAATAAGTGGTGGTAGAGTAAATTCACTTACAATTACTGATGAAGGTAAGTTCTACACATCAGTTCCTACAGTTACTATTGCTCATCCAGGAGTTAGTATTGCTTCTGCTACTATAGGAATTGCTGGATCTTCTATAAACCCAAGTTCAATAGCATTCAGCACTACAGGTAGAGCATATACAAGTGCCCCAATCGTAGCAATCACCACATCTGGAACAATGGATGCTCCTACAGTAGTTGCTGTTGGTATTGCTACTATTCATCCTATTACAGGTATTATAACAGCAGTTTCCTTTAATAATGATGATGTTTGGGCAGTTGGAACTTCAGCAACTATTGGGGCAGGATATACTGTTGCTCCTAGTATTACTTTTGGGTCACCATCACCTGTTCAAGCAACTGCTACAGCAACAATCTCAATTGGTGGTTCAGTCACAAGTCTTGCTATTGGAAACAGTGGATTTGGATATATTTCAGCGCCAACAGTTACATTATCAGCACCTGCAGGTGTAACAACACAATTTAATGCTACTGGTATTGCAACCATTAGATTTAATTCTATTTCTACTACAGGAACACTTTCAACTACATCTACATCAATTACTGGTATTACTACAACAGGTATAATTGTTGGTGATAGAGTCAGACTTTCTACAGGTCATGATAGTCTTTATAATTTTGTTCCAGGAGGAACTTTTATAAGTGGTATTGGCGCAGGTTCAATCACACTCAGTCAAGCATCAACAAACGTTGGCATTGCAACCTCAGTATTTGAGTTTGGTATTAATCAATGTGGTATTGTAACTGGAATAAATCTTACATATGGTGGAGGAGGATATCTATCTCCACCAACAGTCACTATCTCAAATAATTCCAAGTTTAAGAACTATGTTAATGTTCAACCAGGTGTAGCAACAGCAATTGGAGTGGCGAACACAAATGCTGCTGGTGTTGTTACAAGTATAACAATTACAAACAGTGGTAGTCAATATGTATTAACACCAACTATCACAATTTCTGAACCTGTTTCTACAAGTACTGGTTCATTTATATTCAATGAGATTGTCACTGGTGCAACCTCTGGAACCACTGCAAGAGTCAAGTCTTATGATGCTACCAGCAATGTTCTTGAGGTATCTATTGTTGATGGAACATTTACACCAGGTGAAACAATAGTTGGTTCAGAATCTGGTGCTAGACATTCAATGAAATCACAAGATAAGTTTGATACTGTTGATCCATTTGCTGATAATGACACTATTGAACTCAAAGCAGATGACATCATTGATTTTAGTAAGATGAATCCTTTTGGAATGCCTTAATTAAAAAAGTTGTTAAATAGTATCGTAACAGTAGTGACACCATGTTTGAGCATTTTTATAATGAGATCTTCAGATCTGTAATCATAGGATTTGGATCTCTATTCAATGGAATTGAAATTCATAAGAAAGATGCTAATGATGATACTTACAGTGTTATCAAAGTTCCTCTTGCTTATGGACCATCACAGAAGTTTTTGGCAAGACTAGAGCAGCAAGAAGATCTTAATAAACCAGTTCAAATGACTCTTCCTAGAATGGCATTTGAGTTTACAGATCTTCAATATGATCCTGGCAGAAAAGCAACTCAAACACAAGCATTTCATCCTGTAACTGATAGTGGAACTAAGGTAAAGAAAATTTACATGCCTGTTCCATACAACATGGGATTTGAACTGTCAATAATGACAAAGTTAAATGATGATATGCTTCAAATTACTGAGCAAATTTTACCTTATTTTCAACCATCATATACACTTCCTATTAAACTTCTTGGAGAATTGAGAGAAGTTGTTAATGTTCCTATTCAAATTGAAAATATTTCAATGGAAGATGATTATGAAGGGAACTTTGACACAAGAAGAGCACTTGTATATACAATAAGATTTTCTGCTAAAACTTATCTGTATGGACCCATCACTGATGTCTCTAGTGATGTTATTAAGAAAGTTCAGGTTGGATATATTTCTGGAAACAGAACTAAGAGTGGTCAAGCATATGAGAGAGATGTTACTTATAAAGTTGTTCCTAGAGCAACTAAAGATTACAATGGTAATGTATTGACTGAGATTGCTGAAGATGTTGATACTACAGAAACTGTGATAACAGTGGCAGATGGTTCATCAATCACTGTCAAAGAATATGTAACAATTGGTGATGAGGAGATGTTTGTTGAAAAAGTTGATGGTAATAAGATTACTGTAAAGAGAGGACAAGATAAGACTTCTGCTACAAATCATGTTCTTGGAGCATCTGTCTTTGGCATTGAAACTGCAGACGCTAACTTTATTGATATTGGAGATAACTTTGGATTTGATGGGAGTACCTTCTAATGATTGAAGACAGTATCATAGATGTAACTCCTAGTAAACAAAAACCTGTTCATCTTACAAAGGGTGATGTAGAAAAAGATTATGAATATACTAGAGGTAACTTATATTCAATCATTGAAAAGGGTCAGGAAGCAATTAATGGTATCTTAGAACTTGCACAAGAAAGTGAAATGCCAAGAGCATATGAAGTTGCTGGTCAGTTAATCAAAAATGTTGCTGATGCCACTGATAAACTGATGACCCTACAACAGAAGTTGAAGGATGTAGAAGAAGAAAAAGTTAATAAAGGACCTACCACAGTCAACAATGCTTTATTTGTTGGTTCAACAACAGAACTGCAAAAGTTATTGAAGAATAATACTGATAAATAATACAACAGGGAGAGAAATCCCAAAGTATTAATAC